TAACTGTTGCTGCAGCTCCAGACTGAGCAGCAATAAAAAATGCTGGGAATTCTATACTTGGCGCAACAGCATTGGTCGAAAGAAGCACGACATTAACGCCGCCCATGTAGTTAGCGCTAGCGCCGGTATCCAACGCCATGTCGAATTCCGAACCATTACAACCGACCCAAAAAGTCGCGCCACTGGCCAGATGGCACGTAGGATTCAAAGCAAATAGAGATCCGCTATGTGTTCCAGACGTACCATTATCATTCACAGAAGCTACCGCGCCGAAATTTCCTGAAACATAGTCGTTATTCGTTAGGTTTCCGGTAGTTGTGTTGATATTGACTGTAGAATTAACATTGATAAATCCGCCAGTGAAATTGGAACCACCAAGATTCGTGTACAGGTAGGTGTTGGATGCATTGTGGCCGCTGGTATTATTTACATTCCAGCCGTTCAAGAAGAGCCAGTTAGCAACGCAATTATCCGTACATGTGCCAGTTATGCCGCCAGTTTCGTAGCTCGCGAAAGGTGAATTGGCAGCGGTTGTCGGTATTCCGCTGCCAGACCACACGAACGGACTCGTGGTGTTATAGAGCCGATTCGCCGTCATCGTACCGCTAATCGTCGGCGAGCTTTGCGCACTAGGTGCAACCGTACCAGCACCAACGTTGACCCCCAGCACCGTGCCTGCCGGTTGTGGTGGAAGCACAGTCCCAGTGCCGGGCGGATATGGCTGCGCCTGAGCAAGCGCAGTGGCCGCGACTAGCCACAAACCAACCGCAGCAAGCGCTTTCACAAACCCAACGCGGTAAGCAGTTTCTTCATGCGAACTGCCAGTAGCCCGTGCCGATTGCGCCGATGTAACTAATGCGAGCCGCGCCCAACGGTGGTATCTGCACACTCCCCGCATTCTCATTGCTGAACCGATTACCCGGCAGGGAGCCTGTGTTTAAGTGTGTGAAGATCAGAGGATCAGTGGTGCTCGGATTGACGATAAGTGCCGTCCAGCCGTTATCGATGTTGTGGGCATCTAATCCGTTAATCGTCGTGCCATTGCCTGAATTAGTTGCTGCGGTTAAGAGAAACTGATTGGTAGTGCCGTTATTGTAGGGAGCACCGAGAACTGTAAATCCTAGATCATTGATTGGACCCACGGCGAGCGTTGCCGATATCGAATGATTGTATGCAGCAGAACTGCCTCGTGGACCCATTTCCGCCTGTGGCGTGGACTGGTTTGAGGAGTTCGGGCCGCTATTCAATCCACTGATATTCAAAGTACCCATAGAACTCTCTTCAAGGGAATGCCACCGATAAGGGGTAGGCAGAAACGGTCAAAACTACGGCAGCATTCGCGGCTATTTGCGCTCCGGATGTCGGTACTTGAGTTAAAACTGTGCCTCCCGGTTTGGCGAATTTCTGCCAAATGACGCTAATCGGGAATGTGCCGAAATAACCGATATTCGCAGGCACATAGACCCCGGCCGCCTGCAACGCCTCAATGGCATCGTAGAGTTCATCGCCAATGAGTTGCGGCATATTGGCCACGGGGACCTTCAGTCAGTTGAGAAACAGTGTGACTACATCGCCGCCAGTGCTTAAGGCTGTGTCGTCCGTATCGGCCGCATTCTTCGTCACCGCATAATAAAGCGGCCCACCGCCCTGCAGGGGATGATTGAACTCCTGCAAAATACCTGTGGTGCCCACTGCAATAGTCACAGTTGGCGCAGTCGTGCCAATCACCGGAATCGCTTGGGAGGGGTTCATCCCCACCCACCATAGCTTGACGAAATAGGGGGCTGCTTCAGCGCTGGATGCACTAATGCCCAGCAAACTCTGTGGCATACCACCGTTGACTAAGGTCAGCGCTGGAGTACCGGTGCCTGTGGTGAACTTCAAGGCATTCATGTGATCTGGGTAAGCACCGAAGCGGTTCCGGCCGCATTCAAGTTCTCAGGGCGCGTCACGCCGACTGAATAAGTCTCCGCTGCCGTCGGGGTAATGGTGGCTGCGGTATCGTTCGTGAACTCGATTGCGAGGGTATTGGCGGCCGATACCCGAGCGTTCCCTAACGCAAGACCCGCTTGCGTGGTGGGCTTCCCCACGTCGATAAAATCGCCCTGCAAGAGGCCAGTCACCGTGAAAGTCTGTTCGGCAGTCGTATTAGGGGCGACGGATGTTGGGCTAAGAACAACACCCAAGATCCAATTGCCTAGGATATTGCCGCGCGGGATCGTACTGGGGTTTGGCATTTAAGCACTCTTCTTAAGTAAACCGGTGGCCACACAATGCTCGTAGAAATTGCCCTTCCACACCTTGGAGCCTCGATGCGTGAAGGTCATATCCGAATCTATCCAGATATACTCGCCCATGGCGCGCAGCTGCCGGCAGAAGAAAATATCCTCTCCTAACCAACCGCCGTACTTAGTATTGCCACGCTGGAAGTAGGGTGTAACGGGCCACCCAAGTTGCGGTTCCACCATGGCATGAAGTTCGGGGAATGCACTGTCCATGCGCTCGAATACTTCACGCTTGATGCGCATGAATCCAGTTCCTGCTTCTTCAGCCTGGAACAGCCCTGTTTCGCGGTCCATGCGCCCAGTAATGGCATTGGAGTGAAAGGACGGCTCCTCGCACTTCTTAGGCGGTAGCGCGGCTACGACACCTTGTTTGTAGCTCAAGATGCGCGGGATCGCTTTAGCATCCCAGCCCTGGTCGGCATCAATAAAGACTAGATCGGTGAAGCCTTCCTCAGAGGTGAGGAAGTAATCGACCAGGCTGTTGCGCGCGATATCAATGAACTGATTGCCCGCGATCAAGCGGTTGCCCCACGGTATTCGATGCTTCATGCACTCGATCTGCGTCTGAAGCATCGACTCGTGATAGTCCACCGATACGGCCTTCTCGAACGTCGGCGTTGCGAAGAGGACGACTTGCTTCATAGTACTACCAGTCGAGCTGGTTACCTGAGGCCGGCGGAGTCCAGTTCGGCTGAATGCGCAGGACCGCTACCCGGTACACCTCACCCGCCGTGGGGGTGATTGAGACCGCTGTACCGTTCACATAGGCGATTGCCAAGGTATCGGCTGAACTCACGCGGGAGTTGACGATGCCTAAGCCTGCTTGCGTGGTGGGCTTCCCCACGATCACAAAGTCAGTGGTCAGGAGGCCAATCCCAGTGCTGGAGAAGGTTTGCTCAGCGACCCCACCCGTACCCATGACCGCCGGGGTGAGGGTCAGGTTGAAATAGCAGACCTTCCACAAGTTGCCCGTCGGCATCTGCACCGTATCGGGCAGCGTGGTGCTGTTGGGGCCGGGGTTAGAACCATCGACATTGGTTGAAGCTGGAAATGCCATATGTTACCCCGCCACCCTGACGGCCATCGGCCGATAAAGTGATGCAAATCCGTAAGCCACATCCAAGCGCGTAGGCTCCGCATCGTTGTTGATGGTGTACTGCGTCGCGATGCGGATGGACAATCCTAAGTCCTCATCGTAGGCGCGCGAGGCCTCAACCGCCGTGCGTGGCAGTGGCAGGTCTACGAAGGCCAGCGCAAAGGCATCCCGGTGGAAGGCCAGATGCTGCGTAGTATTGGTTGCCGTGCCCAATCCGGTCTGACTGTTGATTGTCACCGTGTAGGGCGAGACAGGCGCCACGCTCGAGTTCTGGAACTGACCACCCGAGATCAAGCATTCACCCACCGTTACCGTAAGCAGCCCTGAACCATTGGCTGTATAGACCCCCGTGGCCGCGGCGAAGGTGCCGTGATTCAAGGTAGCCGCCGCGAACTGCGGGCCACCCGTGGTTGCTACACCGGTCATCTGCGCATAGCCGCCTGGGGGTAGAACCGTGAACTGCTTCAAGGTCGTGCCGAACTGGCTGCGATTCTGCGGGTTTACCGGGTAGACACCCTTAATCTGCAGCACATCGCCCACCACGATGCATGCAGTAGTCGCGGTAAGGCCTGAGAGTTCGAAAGTACCGGTCTGCGCCCAGCCCGAGGTGAGGAGCGCCGTACCGCCAGTGGGAGCCGTTGCACCCGCGAGTACTGGCGTACCCGTGAGGACACCTGAGGTGTAATTGGCCACATTCGGGTCTTCGAACCAGTCAAAGCCGGCTGTTTTCTTCATCACCATGCCGGTTTCGTAAATATCGGCAATGCGCGCCTGGGGGTTATAGAGGCTCTTCAAGCTATCGCCCATCGTTGCCATGGCGAGCGGATGCAGCACGGTTGAGGGTATTTCGCCCTTGGGCATGCCTTCGGAGACCAGTATCGCCCGAGCGATGGCGAACTGCAGATAGGAGGTCGGAGGCACCCCTAACGTGCCTAACATATTGGCCGTATTCTGGAAGCCAAAGTACGCGCCGTCCGAGTCGATGCGATTGCCCACCGCGATACACGCTGGGTGGATAAAGCGCTCCTCGAACTCGTCTATGTCCAACAACATATTGATGGTGTTGAACTGAATATCTACATGGAACTGATACAGGATCGACACCGGAACATAGTTCTCGGTGGATGGCTCGACGTTCAGCGCGGGGCCGAACGTGCCAAGGTAGCGAGGCGGCAAGCGCACGTTGCAGGTAGCGCCTATCTTTCGGCCCTTGACCCCGAATTCCTTATCATACTGACGGTTGAACTTGTCCGTCAGCGTGCAGAGGTTCGCGAGGACGGGAAGAGCACGATTCGTGATCATGCTGATCGTGAGGAGTTGATTAGCCAAAGTCGGTCACCAGCGCACTCTTGCGCATCGAGAAGTCAGTATTGACCGCTTCTTAGTGCCGTTTGCGTGCGGTGAGCGTGACTCCGTGCTTGCGCTGCCAGTGCGTGATGACCTGTGAGCCGGTCATATCCGCTTCATCTTTCTGGACTTGTGCAGCACTGCCACCATTCAACGGCGCGATTATCGGCGCATTGACGCGGGGCTTACTCGGGGCTGATCCCGTTTCTTCACTCGGCTTGGTGCCGTTAGTCTTATCGCTCGCCACTGGGGCGTCTGGAACTGCTTTCTCTTTCGAGAATGGAGTTAGCTTACTCTCAATTTTACCCAATTCAACTAATTGTCGCGTGACGGCAGCGGAATACGCGCGTGTTCCTTCCTTGATACCGGCCGTGAACTTATCTAAGCGTGCCAGTTCTGCGGGATTTTTGCCGAAATAA